CAGTTGGAGTTGTTGAGCCTGAATCTGAAGTTCTAAACGCAATATAACCTCCGTTGACTCCAGTAGTTGTTTGCTCTATATGAATAGCACCTAAAGCACCTCGGCTACTCATTCCAGTAAATCTACCTCCAGCCGTTGCAACATCTAAAGATTGGGTTGAAGTTACTTGACCATTGGAATCAATGGAAAAGTAACCACCTGAAGAAATAAACCGCCCTGTTCCGTTAACGTCTAGCTTAAATCCAGCGTCTGTGGTTGTGCCGACAAGTAGGTTGCCTCCACTGGTTAGGGTCATTTTTGTCGTATTTTGCGTTGCAAATAGTAAACTATAATTCTCCATAGTTCCAATTGCAAGTTCACCAGTTGCGTCATTATAAGTTATCCTACCATAATTAGTCGCTGAAGTTCCAAAAAATAAATTTCTTGTAGCATTTGCACCAACTAATAATTTGGTTTCACTATTAATTGTAACTAAAGAGCCACTATCTTGCAAATTACTGTTTCCAATCGTTGTACTGCCAGTAAACTTTGGCAAATAATTAGTCGTGCCTGTTCCCGTGACTGGGTTAGTTAAAGCGTTTTGCTTAGAGTTAAAGGTTGTCCAATCCGTTCCGCTTAGCGCTCCAGTAACGCCAGCGCTTGCCAAACCAAGGGATAAAACTTGAGTTGATAAGCTTAATCCGTTAGCAGTTCCTAGCGTTACCGCATTGTGCCTTGCCGCCGTGTTTGCTGCGACGTTTGTGTTGGCGTTTACCCTAGCCTCTGTATAATAAAGATTGGTTAACTCAGGGACTACGCTAGTATTTAGCGTCTGAAAAGTTTTGTCGCCCCTAAAGTATTGTGCGGTTGTGCCAGCAGTAATGGCGTTCTCTTTATTGTTGAAGGTTGACCAATCCGCCGAGCTTAAAGCGCCGCGATTTGTTGCGCTTGCCGTGGGTAAGTTAAATGTATGGGTATCCGTTACGCTAGAAATTGCAAAGTCTGTTCCGCTAGTCCCAACCGCAAAGAATTGGACTTGGCTTGTTAATCCGTTTAAAGCCGTTAAACCAGTAGTAAACGTGGTAATAACTTGGCACAAATGCCCGTTTTCAGTATGTAAAGTAATCGTCCGTCCTGAATGCGTAACGTAAAATCTTACCGCCAATCTATCCGTTAAAGCTAGGACGGTCTCGGGAACTGCTAACGTGCTATAATATGGATTTAAACTTGTGCCAAAAGCAATTAATTCAGGCGTTGCGCTACTTGTTGCAATTAATGTAAATGTTGTGCCATTGTACTTGTAAAGCTCGATATAAAATGACGGCGAGCCACCACTACTTGACGCGCTAAAATAGGTCTCAAAGTTCCAATTTCCAGCTGGGATAAGTAGTTTATTTGGGTCTAAAGCGTCCGTAATAAATGAGGCAATATAGCCGTTGGCGCTTATGCTTATGTCCGTCCCAGCGCCAAAAATTGGGGTTCTATTTAACTCTTTATAAGCAACTCCGCCGATTGTACCTTGCGAAACAGAGCCGTTTAAATAGTAGCTAACCGAAGAGCCTCCTCCAGTAGTTGCTGGGAAATCGGCCAACGATCCATCGCCTCGAATATATTGCCCAACCGTGCCAGCTCCAGTTACTGCCAAAGTTCCAGCCGTTGTAATTGGACTGCCAGCAACACTAAAAGCCGTCGGCATTGTTAACGCAACCGAGGTGACACTACCAGTTCCGTAAGCGGTCGAATCGACCGAGCCGTTTGCTTTTAAAAATTGCGCGGCCGTTCCGCCAGCCTTTACAAATGATCCAGCCAAAATGGATTGGGCGCCAAGGTTAACCGTAGTAACGGCACCAGTATAAGGGACATAACCAGCGCTAGAATTTTCCCATTTGCCAGTTGACGAATTGTAAACCAAAACTTGGCCGTTTGCTGGCGCTACAATTGTAACGTCTCCCAACTGGCTTAAATTTATGTCGGTCCTATCTACGTTCTCCCATTTGCTAGTCGTGGAATTGTATTGCAAAATCTGACCATTGATAAGGCCAGCTATGTCCACGTCAGTTAATCCAGCCAGGCTTTGCGGTGATCCTTGCAAAAGCGTTGCCTTTGTGGTCTGTTTGTTTAAACCGTCTTGCCAAATTAAAACAATGTCGTTGTTGCCAACACTTGCCGCAATTGGAAAATCTATAAACCGTCTATTTGCCATAATTAATTTATTGGGTAAACGTACGCCGTCGGTACTTGTCCAAAGGTAATTCTTGCCACGCGACTTGCCAAGTCATACTCCCAGCCAATTACTTGCAAACGTACGGTTGAGAAACCAGTATATACTAATTGAGTACCTATATAACCATTTCCAAACGTGTCGCCCTTGCGCCTAAATGACCCCTCCAAACGATAGCTTAAAGCGTTGTATATAGTCAACACATTACGAGCGTAACAATCGCGCAAACGTGGTGAATAGCCGCCTAGTAAAGCTTGGTTTTCAAACGTTATGTTTGTTTGCGTATATGTAATTGTCCCGTTGGCGTTTACTTGCAAAAGAAAGGTCGATGTTTGGTAATTATTGCCGTTCCCATCCTTTAAAAAGACTTGAATTTGAATATTTGCCTCGCCTGTATAATCGTAGCCGTTAAAGGTAACCGTTAAATTTCTTTGTTGACTTGAAATAGTTGTAACGACCGCGTTTAATTGGGCGCCAGGAGGCGGCGGATTACCGCTTAAACTGCTAATTAAAACAAAAGTTGAGTCGATAGTAAATCCAGCGGCCGCAACAAATTGACGTTGATAAACTCCAGTAACCGTACCGCCGCTAAAATTAAGCGTATTGGCCCCTAAAGTATCGGTCAATCGGTTTACCTGGGTAACGGCTCCGCTTGGCACTTGAATAATGCCAGGCGTTGACGCTAAAGATTTTTCCACAAACACAATGGCTGGCAAATCGCCAACTTTAAGCCAGTTTTTAGAGGCCGTAATTGCTAGATCGCTAAATCTTAAGGTATCGTCTCTAAGGCTTGTATAAGCTCGCGCCGTCTCATAAATCTTTGTTACTTCGCTAGGGTTGCGTCGTCCTTCAAACGTTGGAATTATCTTTGCCGCAGTTACAACCGAGCTGCCAGCAATTCCAAAATATTTAAGCTCAAGAGACAAAAACCCAGCCGTTGGCAAAACAAAACTTGAAAGTTTAAACTTTCTTGTATCGTTGTTTCTTGTCGAATAAAAAACAAAAGTGTTGTAAGTTTCAGACCATGCCAAAATATTTAAGGAGCCTACGATTGCAGTTCCTAAATATCTAGTTGTTCCGCCGCTATCAACGTGCTTTAATGCAATTCCTAATCCGCTAGATGACGTTGCATAATTAATGTCAACCTCCAAATCCAAACTTAATCCAGCAAAGTCTAAGAAAATTGGTTTTGAGGTTATTGGCTGGTCGGTCTCGTCGCCATTGGCCATAAATCGAATATCCCAGGAAACGCCTTGCTCATCGTCGTAACTAGTTTGAGACGGAATATTATTTGGGAAAATTTGAATAATTGGGGAGTCGGGATCGGGAGTAATTGTCCAATCGTATAGCTTATATGGCCCCTCCTGAAACCAACTAGATTCGTTTAAGCTTTCGCCGTTTGTTATTATTGACTGGCCCAAATCGCCTTGTTTAACCGTTAGCTTTTTAATTGGTCGCTGGTATTGCAAAAGCTGGTCGCCGCCAACTGGAATCCAAGTTGTGTTGGCCGTATTTTGATCGCCAATTATTTCGCTTTGAATTACTTCAAAATAATTAATCATTATCTTATTTGTTCCAGTATCTGCAACCGCAACAAAGGTATTTTCGGCAAAAGTTATTGCCTGATAACTATTAACCGTTGGCGATGCTATTGCCGTCCAAGTAATTGCGTCAGTCGAGTAATTTATGCGGTCACCTGACTGATCTACGCCAACAAAATATCCGTTTCCAAATGTTATGCCGTAAGCGTTGGACGCAATATTTGAGGCTGTCCAAGTAATTCCATTTGTCGAATAATTTGCTAGAGTTGTAAATTTGCCATTGGCAAAAAAGACAGTTTCAGCATTAAAAGATAAATTTCTTTGCGTCCAAGTAATTCCGTCGGTTGATGTCATAACGTTTCCGCCAGTTACTCCAGCGCCTCCATTACTTACCGCAACAAAAACTCCGTTTCCATAAGCTACTCCTGTAAAATCGGCATTCATTGGCGTCGTTCTGCTTGTCCAATTAGTACCATTTGGTGACGTCATTACGCGGTTGCCAGTTCCAGTTTGTGCAACCGCAACATATAAGCCGTTTCCGTATGTTATTGCTTGCCACCACAATGCCGCCGCTGGCGTTCTGCTAGTCCAAGTTAATCCGTCGGTAGACGTTGAAACATAAGCCGTAGGAACTCCCGACGCAACTGCATATCCAACGCCAACAAATAATCCGTTTCCAAATGTTATTGCGTCAATCTGCCAGCCAATTGGAATTGATTCGACCCAGTTTAAAGCGTCATAAGAGTAAGCTCTAAATGGTCCATTTGTGGCAACAAAAATTCCGTTTCCATACGCAACGCTTTTATATCCGTAATCAACGTTTATGTCTGTCCATTGTGTAATAGCCGTGCTTGTATTGTTTGCGTAACTTTCAATTACTGATCCATCAACGTAGCTATGTACATAAATCATAGTTCCCTGAATATTTCTAGCAATTGGTCGCTGAATTAACCAACGCCCGTTTTTTTGTAGCAAAATCCAGCCAAAAGTGCGACAAATTTCAAGCAAGAAATCGTAAGCGTTTATCTGTAATTCGTCAAAAGTAAAGTCTTGGACAAGCAATTGCTCGCCAGCTGCCTGGTTAAATATGGACTTAGTATTGTCCATAACAAGGCCCTCGTATAAATCATTACAAACCTCAATATCTAACTCTAAATCCAAGCGGTTTAATGTCTCAAAAATTAGGCTTCCAAGCTCGGTGTCTACACTCGGGCCAACCAAATCCACCTCTTTAAGCTGCGCCAATCCGTCGGTTGCCGTTACAACAACTGGGTAAGGCGGGTCTTGGAATGGCTCGCCAGTAATGTCGTTAAGTAAGTAGCCTTTAAAGACAATGTTTCCCTCGAATTTATGCACAACTAAAAACTCGCGGTCGGAATAGCTAAAGAAATTTCGAAAGTCGGTTGTTTCCGTTGAGTAAAAAGAAATTGTAAAGGTCGTGGACATTATCGGCGTTGTAATGTCCTCGTTGTCTTCGCGCTCGTATTTGTGCGTCGCTGGTTGCTCGGTTGCAATTAATTCCGTTGAACTGCCAACAAAACCGTCCTGGTAAATTTCAACTAGGTTTGAATAGTTGTCGACGTCCTTAAATGGAATCGTGTATTTTAAGCCGTATGCCATTGGTTAGAATTTTCTTGCTCTTGTTTTATTTGCTCTGTTCAACGTGCCAACTAAAGAGTCGCCGCTAATTGTAAAGGTAACATTTCCGCCCATCATGTTTTGCAATTTGCTTAAAGGTGCAATTACCTCAGGATTTGTGCGCGCTCCTGAGTATTCACCAACAAGCGCCGCAGTTGGACCGCTTACAATTCCGCCAGCAGCAAACGGCGTAAGGCCACCAATGCCCATTGATTTACCGCCTTTTAATAAAGCACCAAAACCGCTTTTGGCTCCAGCCGCTTTGCCAGCTGACATGACCGCGCCGCCTGTTAAAATGTTTAATGTTATAGCCGCAGCAATTGCCGCCGCAAATCTTAAAACCATTTGTTTTAACGCATCGAAAATGCCTTGGAAAGATATTTTACCAGTCTCGGCAAGTTGACCAAGCGCTTGGCCAAACAAATCCCCAACCATTAAAGCTGCATTCATGTTTTGAGCAACTAAAGAAGTTTCGTAAGCCAATTGCGCTTGGGCCGTATTGTATGCCTGTAACCTTGCAACCGCATCCTCAGGAATTGTAATGCCTGGCATTGTTAAAGCAATTTGTTTATTCATTGCTAAAATGCTTGCCGATGCGTTTTCAATCATGTTTAAACGCTCAGGCGTTACCTGTTTACTTACGTCAGTAGGTTGTCCGCCAAATGCATCCCTCGGACCTACATTTTTTAGCGTTGCGTTTTGATTTTTTAAGAACTCTTCACCTTCTTTTCGCAGTTGCTTGATTCGTTCGTCATGTGCTTTTTGCCTTGCTTTTGCTTGTTTCTCAACTTCAGCGGTATTTATTTTAGTTTGTTGTGTTGTTACCGCCGTAGCATTTGCCAACTCCTGTTCTGAGGCGGACTGTTCTTTTCTTATTTTTACATAAGTTTGATAAAGCGCCTTTGAATCCTCAACAGTATGACCCAAACGAATCATTTCGTTTAGGAATTTGGTTTGTGATTCACCACTTATTAAAGTTGAAAGGCTTAAATTGTCAAATTCGCTGGCTGCATCTTTAACCGTTCTAGTTAAATCGTTGGTTGAATCGTTGACTTTTAACAAATAGGTCCTAGCCTCGTCGCTAGACTCTGCAATTGTTGTAAATGGATTCATTAACTCAATAATTTCGCCCATATTTCTAAGGGACGAAATCACATTATTAAGGTCCTTTACAAACCAATTAATAAAGCCGCTAGACGAGTCGCCAATGTTTTTAAATAGCTGGGTTATATTATCCTCTAAGTTTGAAATGGCGCCTCCTGTTGTCTTGGAAATTGCTTCCATTGATCCCGAAACTCCCTCCAAGTTTCCAAGGCTTAATAAATAGTCTTGTATTGCCTTGTCAGATTTGGCAACTTCGGTTGTTATTCCTTTAAATGTAAATTGTACAACGTCGCCCTGGGCCGATGCTTTAACTCCAAACTCCTTTAAACGCTCAAATTCTCCTGTTTGGGCGTCAAGTATTGCCTCTGTTAATTGGTCGAATGATTTACCAACCGAGCTTGCAAGGTCGCCCATTTGACGCATTTGCTCCATTGTTGGAACAAAACCGCGGTTGGCTAATTTTACAAATGAGTCGGTTAATTCATTTACTTGAAAAGGTGTAGACGAGGCAAAATTTACAATTTGATCCATTGCCGCCTTGGCGGCTGAATTACTACCTAAAGCCGTAGTTAGTACGGCCTCCATCTTTTGAAATTCAACGGTAGTGTTTAGGATTGCCTTGCCAAATGAAATAAGCTGGTCAACTGCAAAAACGCTAGCAAGCGTTGAGCCTACTTCTGAAAATGCGCCCGACATTTTTTTAGTCGACGCAATCGATTCATTGTTTGATTTTGTAACGCTTTTGCTTATTCCGTCAACCTCCGATTTTAACTCGGACATTGCTTTATTAAAATCCTTTAATTGCGCGACAATGTCAACGTTTAATTTTGCGCTCATTGTATTTTGTTTGTTGTGGTGTCGAAACTGGCTTCTTCTTCAAATTTAAGGTTTTGCCATTTAAGTCCAATTTCATAGGCTTTTGCCTTTTCTTCAGCGGTCGGAATTACAATTGGCTTGGCGTCTAGTAATGGAATGCGCCAGTACTTATCAGGCTTTCGAATTAAATCCCCTTTCTTAGTGACATTAACGTTGTTTAATTGCACCCAAATAGTCCTAAATAAATTCTCCTCTTTGCTTTGCCTCATTTGGTAACCGTATGCAATGGATTGGTATTCGGCGAAAGACATAAAATAAAAAGAGTCAGGCGCAATGCCCAACTCCCCTATTGCGTAATGCAAAATATCGTTAAAAGTTATTTTTTTTTTGACCCTCCAGCGTCTTCGCTTGGGTAATCGACTTTAGTAATTGAGCTTATGCCATGCATAATAACAACCATCACTTTACTAATTTCGTCGGTTGCATTTGAGTCGACCCAGTCAATTACATCTTCAAAAGTTAAAGTAAATTCCTTTTCCTTGTAAAGCGCGTCAACGTACAAAGCCGCGTAAATAAACTTAGCGATTGATTTAATTTGACCAACGCCTGGCTTGGTTAATGCTTCAATTGTTTCTTGGACGTCGTAGCCAAGTCCCTCGCTAAAATGCAACAAGGCACCCATTCCAAATTTTACGGAATAGGTGCCGCCATTAATTGTAATAATTGTTCTGCCTGTGTGATTCATAGGCGAAATATAATACTAATTAGGTAGATGCTGGTACTACGGTTGCCTTTAGTAAAGGACCTTTTCCTGTAAATTCTACGGAATAAGTTACCGCGGCCTCCATTTCAGCTGATACGCTGATTGATGCAACGCTAGCGTTTCCGTAAAATACAAGGTCTCCAGTAATGTTGGTGGTAAACTTCAACGCAACAACGGTACGACCGCTTAAAAGCGTGTAAAGATCGCCAACGTTGTTAACGTCATCAAATTGCACAAGTCCGTCGGTAGAAACAGACCAATCGCGTAATCCAGCGATATGGTCAGCCCATCCGCCATCGTCTTTGCAAGTTGCGTCCGCAAGGTCAACGTTTACGGATAATTCAGAAGAGGTGGCGCAGCCAATCATTACGTTACCAAGGTAAACGTTTAAGAGGGTGCCATTAAATTTGCCAGCAGTTGCCATATTTGTGTTAGGTTAAATTCTAATTTTTTTTAAAAATAAAAGGACTTTGAATAATTGCAAAACAATAAATTTTAAGTGTAAACCAAAAAGTTGCCGTCCTGGTCAATTATAATTTCAAATAATTCGTCTACAATAAACCGCTCGGCTGGTAAAATCGTCGGATAAAGTCCGCCAACACCTTTAAAGCTTGCGGAAATTGTTGCAACGTTTTCCATAGGTGCCGACTGACTTATTGACTCAATCATTGCCAAGCCAATAAAAGTTAAATTATCTTCTTGACCAGCTGACAAATAAATGCGCTCACGATTGACGTAAGCGTTAAATAAATCGCTAAAGGAAAAGCCGTCTTGAATGTATAACGATTCGCTAGATAAGGACCAGGACGCAAGTCTTGAAATATGGTCTGCAAAATAACCCGACTCGTTGCTTGTCCTATCAAGTTGTCCCATTTCAGCGGACAACTCGTAACTTGTTGACTTGGCAACCCTATTAAGTCCAATGGTTACAAATAAAGCGGAGCCGTTTACCTTAGCCATTTATCCAATTTTCAATTGTCATTATTTCACGGTGCACAATATTTGTGTCCGTAATGCTTGAAAGGCTAGTTTGTTGCACAAGCTTTGCCGTTACAATTTTGCCAACCTGAAGCGCCAAATAATTCTCGGGATAAAGACAAACAATTTGTAAAATAGAGTCTGCAATTAAATCAGCGTCAATGCGTCCGTATGGCGCAATCCCAGCCGTCACAACGTCCAAGGTTATTGTGGTAATGTAATTATACTCCTGGTTGTCTTTGTCGTCTTCTTGCGTTTGGTTTCCAATTAAAATGTAAGGAAAAACCGCCGTGTCAGGCGCAAAAGTGTCGTAACAAGGCACTAATAAACCTTTAAAATTAATTGTATTATTTAACGCAGTCCAATAAGCCTTGCGAATAAATGGTTTTATATTTCTCATTTGTCAAGTAATTTTTTTAACGTGCGCTCAATGTTTTTTGGCAATTCTGTCCGTTGTTTAAATACCTCAGGATAAAAAAACGGTCTTGCTGGTAGGTTTACTTCTTTAACTCCATCGCCTTTGTATTGGGCCGCAAAATCGCTTAACTCGCTTGGTACTTTAACCTTGGTACCAGTTCCGAACTCAACATAAGGCGCGTAAGCTGCGCCAACCTCAACGCCTCCAGTTATTTGGTTTTTACTTACTTTAATTGGCATTGATTGAATGCTATTTTTTAGCGCGCCAGTATCAACGGCAACATTGTTTGCCGCTTCGCTTTCAATTGCAAGCATAGAATCTTCAACCTCCGCCCGTACATAGTCAGAAACTTGGTCCTCTAAGTTTTTTAAATACTTATAAAACGTATTAAGGCTTTGCTTATTAAATTCAATACTTAACATTTACAATCGTTCGGTTGCAATAATTTTAATCAATCGGTCGTATTCTTCAACGTTATTTATTTCGCTTATTACAAAAGTCCTTTGATTGTAAATAATATGCATTGACTTTGTAACTGTCACCAATTCATTTTTTCTAATTAAAATTTCCCATTGGTTTTTTATAACCATTTGGTTCTCACTATTTTGCCGCGCTCCGCTAAGATTTGTAACTTTTGCCCAGCAAATATAAATCACGCTGGCAGTTGTATAAAATCCGCCGTAACCGTCACCAAATAAATTTGGATTTAAAAATTGGATTCTTTCGCGCAAATCGCCCGCTTTAATTTGTTTATTAGTCCTCACGCTCCAAACCAATTATAAGTTTTATAAGGCATTAAAACCGCTTTAACACCTAAAGGCGATTCGATAGCCTGTAAATCGCTAAAATCCTCACGACGTTCGTAAAGCGTGTTAACCATCATTTTAACGGCAAGCTTAATATCCTCGGGAACCGTTGTAAATCCAGCAATGTAAACCATTTTAAATTTGTAAGATTGGGCGCCGCCTATAATGTTAATCTTTGGAAATAATCCGACGTTTAGCTGGTAATTTAAAGTCGTCTCGACATTGTTTTGGTCAAGTGTCACGACCTTTGTAACATCCCCAGCCGCAAGTAAAGGACCGTAAGGAATTTGCCATTGGTATGGAAATCCAAATGATTCAATCGTTACTGTCTTGCGAATAATTGCCTTGCCCATGTACGACTCGCAATGTAGGCGCGCCACTTTTATAAGGCTAGTAATTAAAGTGTCCTCGGCGGCTCCATCAATTCTAGCGTATTCTTTTGCCTCTGCCAAAGTAATTGGCTCGGTAACTGGCGCCACGTCTGCAAACTGGATGGAATATCCTGTAAAATTGCCATTGGTTGGACTATATAGTAATTCACTCATTGTATTGTTTTTTTGCTTTGTCAACGATAAAATTAAAGAATCTTTCTAGTTCTTGGTCTTGGTATTTAAGTCGCTCCTCTGCAAGGTTGCGCATAATGTTTTGGTGAAAGTCGTATAAAATTTCGTCGCTCATCAATTCCTCAATCTTTGCCGCCATGCCGTCTATGTCGTCACGATCAAAGTAAAGGCCAGCGGCGCCAAGACATTCCTTTAAGCCGTCCGTAGGCGTGCAAATAACTGGCAGCCGATTAATTGCCGCCTCCAAACCAACTCGCCCGTATGACTCATAAAATGAGGGCACCAGCACAATGTTTGTTTTGCCGTAGATTAAATGCACGTCAGGCGTTTGCGCGACATACTTTAAATTTTTTAAAGTGTCGTCCATGATTTGCTCGCCATAGCTTCCAAGCACGCCAAGAAATTTGCGTTTTGGTAATCGCCTAGCAAGTTCAATTAATATTTGTCCGCCTTTGTTTTCGTTGCAATTTATAAGGGTAATGTATTGCCCATGTTTGCGGTTGTACTTTACGTCCTCGGGAAAAATTGGAGGCTTGCAAACAATCGACGCGTTAGGATAAGCGCCGTTTTGTACGTTTTTTTCGTTTGCCTTATTGTTGTAAACAACGTGAATGTTTTGCGCTTTAAATCTTACGTTTCTATAATCGGAATCGTTATGGCTTAAAAAAATCAATTGCTTTTTAAATTGCCTTGCCCAATTAATTGCAACGCCTGTATTGTCTAAATGGGTAAAAATTACGCTTGCATTTTGTAAGGCTAGAAAAAAGTCGTTTGAATAATAGCCTGTAATAAACTTAATAAACGCAAACTTTTCGCCGTCGGGATAAATTTGGCCCTCAGGTAAAATCACTTCAATACTGCATCCTTTTTCGTGGAAATATTTGGCGTAATGTTGAACGGTCCACTCGGCGCCCGAGTTATGAGTTCCCGCCCAGGCGTGTACAAAAAAAACGATATTCATGTTTTTTATTTTTGATTTCGATTAAAGGTATTGATTTATAGATAAATAAAAAAAGGCCGCCAATATTTGGCGACCCTTTTATAAACAAACACCTATTTTACTTATACCGCGGAACCGTTAGCCAAAGCGGCTGCAAATGTTCCGTAAACGATTGATTGAGTAGTGTAAACTGCAAGTGCAATTCTCTCCTCAACGCGTACGGTTACAAAGTTCTTAGTTACGTTGTCTGCGTCTTGCTCGAAGAACTCAAGAGTTACGCCCTGACGAACGAACAACTGGGAACCAAGTGCAAAGTCTCCAACAAAGAAATCGCCAGCAACAACTCCATTGATTGCGTAAACTGGAACGCCCAAGATAAACATTTGTCCGCCTGACATTGTAACATAAGTTGGCAAAATGTAGCTTCCTGTGTTTTCTTTGGTAGAAACCAATTGCAAATAATCAGATGGATTAATCATAATTGCGTTTGGCGCGTATTCGTTTTTAGTTGTTTGAACAACCGCAGATGCCAAAACGTCGAATCTATTGATTAGCGTACCAAATTTAACTGTAGTCCAAGCCGATCCGTCGGTTGCAAAACCATTCAAGTTTTGACCGCTTCCGCTTCCGTACAAAAGTTGGGTATCTTCAACGTTCAACAATTTGCTAGGCGCACGGCTAGAAAGGTAAGCAATCAATCCAGGAGTATCGTCCAACATTTCTTTTGTCAATCGCATGAAAGTAGGGATTGTACGAATGCTACGATCTACTGCGGTCAAATCGAAATCGGATTGCGGCTTTGCGGAACCTTGCGCGGTTGGAGCCGCTGCGTTGTCGTAAGCTGACTCGCGTACGAAACGGATAAGGTTAGAGCTAGTCTGTCCAACTGGCAACAACTGGCGAACGTTTACTTTTCTGTTTGGAGTAAACTTTAGGTCAGGAACTCTGTCCGCTGGGATAACCTCGCCAGTATAAGCGTTTCCAACTGTCATGTCGGCGCCTTTCAATTCAAGGTCCAACTTTACTTTGTTAGCGTTTCCGCTTTTGTAGTTTCCGAATGCGTCAGAGTTAAATGCCTTTTCTAGTTCGCTAGAAAAAGAATAACTTTTAGCAGACTTAGAAAAACTAGCCTGGGTGCGTGCATCGACGCCGTCCAACTGCGCTTGCAAAGCGTCAGCTTTTTCGTTTAGCTTAGCGGTTTCAGCAGAAAGGTTTTTTCTAAATTCTTCGCCAGCTTCTTTCATAGCCTTTACGTCGGAAATCAACGCCTCGTTGCCTTCCAATTTCGCAAGTACTGAATCTAATTGTGATTTAATTGCTTCCATTTTGTTTTTAGATAAATTTTTTGAGTTTAGGTATATATTCGAACTCTAAAGCCATTGACAAAGTCGGGTCTTGTACGGTGGTGAATTGACTTGCGTCGGATTCTACGG